GGCTGGCATTTAATACAGAGGAAGTACAAAGTCGTGTAGCAAATATTAAACCCTTTGATGCTAGATCTAAACGAGTAGTGTTTGCTGCAAGATTTGATCAGGAAAAACAACCAGGCTTTTTTATGGACTTGGTTGAGCAATATAGTACATTGTATCCTGATGTAGAATTTGCTGTTCTTTCAGGTGGTCCTTTACGTAGCAATGCGGAACATTTCTTAGAACGAGCACGGTATTTAGAAACTACTCACAATTTTAGAATATATGAAAATCTTAAAAAGAATGAATACTATGAATTGCTTGCAGATTCTAGAGTATTATTTAATTGTGCTCTTCAAGATTGGGTTAGTAACACAGCATCAGAAGCAGATGCTTTAGGTACAAATTGTTTATATCCTGCATATCGTTCTTTCCCCGAGACATTTGCAAATGATGCAGAATGTTTATATGTTCCTTGGTCAATGGAAGATGCAATTCAAAAGCTAAATAAACTAATTGACAATCCTAGAAAGAACATGGGTAAATTATCAGACTGGACATCTGGCACTATTGATAGATGTTTGGATATTATGTTTCCATTACCTGAATTCGATACTTCAGGTGAATGGTATAGAAGCTTAACAAATTATAGATCTTATGTCTCAGAATCAAAATATTAAAACTGTTGTAGTAACTGGCGCCTCGGGTTATATAGGTGGGTCGACCTGTATAGCTTTGAATAGAAAAGGATATCGAGTAATCGGCATAGATAGACGCCCTCTACCCGAACATTTAGAATCATACGTAGATAAATTTGTAAATGAATGTTTTACTCATCCTTGGTCATTACAAGAGGTAGAGAAAACAGATGCGGTTGTTCATTGTGCTGGTACTAGTTTAGTTGGTCCTAGTGTAACTAACCCGCATGAATATTATGAGAATAATGTTTGTAGAACAGAAACATTATTAAATCATATTAGACTTTGGAATCCTAATCTTAAGTTTATCTTTAGTAGTAGCGCATCAGTATACGGCGATCCTTTGGGGATGGTCATATTCGAGGAAGCGGAAACTAAACCAATCGCACCATATGGTCAATCTAAACTAATGACAGAGATGATGCTTGAATGGTATGCTAAAGCATATAAACTTAAATATGTAGCATTTAGATATTTTAATGCATGCGGTGCAGTTGAAGATGCAATACACGGACCTGCACCAGATGGCACTCACATTTTTGCTAAAGTATTTGAAGCTGCTATGACAGGCCAACCATTTACATTATATGGTGCAACTTATCCTACACGAGATGGTACCTGTATACGAGATTATGTTCACGTCATGGATATTGTAGATGCGCACATCTTAGGTATTGACAAAGACATCGAAGGGATATATAATATAGGAACATTAAAAGGTAGTACAAATCTTGAAGTATTCGATGCGGTTGAAACATTTTTAATTGGTGAAGAATATTTAAATGATGCTATGATATGTAATATAGACGAACCTAGACCAGGTGATGCTACATCTGTTATTGCAAGCCCAGAAAAATTACAATCTGCTACAGGATGGAAAGCAAAACGAGATCTTAATACTATAATTAAAGATTTATTTTACTGGTATGCATCTCCCACTTTTAATAAACTAAAACAGCGGTCTATTTACTGACATTCAACCCGCTTTATAAATTCTGCATGTCATCAAACTTACTTAAAAAGGCAAGAGATGGCAAAATACATTTCAACTAAAACCTATAGACAAATAGGACCCGTAGCATACAGACAATGGAGAGCAGACAGTCATTGCAATCTAATCCATGGATATGCGTTATCTTTTCACTTTGAATTCGAATGCGATACACTCGATGCTCGTAATTGGTGTATGGATTTTGGGGGTTTAAAAGATTTAAAAAGTAGTCTAGAAGATTGGTTCGATCACACTTTGCTTGTAGCACAAGACGATCCTAAGCGAGAAGATTTATTAAATTTAGGCAAGCTTGGTTTAGCAAAAATTACAGAAGTTGAAAAGACCGGATGTGAAGGTATTGCAGCTTTCTTATATGAATATGTGAATACAATTTATTTACCAATGTATGGTAAAACAGAAGCAGAACGAATCTGGTGCTGCAAAGTGGAAGTCAGAGAAACAGATTCAAATATGGCTATGCGAGTAGGGCATAGAGAAGATAAAGAATTTGATGAATAAATATATTGCCAATAAAGATGGCACAATAAAACTTCCTTTTGAGGAAGGATTACTTGAATGGTTACATACGCAGTATCCATATTCCAAATATCATGTAGTGGAGTTAAATAATGAAATGGCTTTTGAATTTTCTCGAGAAACATAATCGTAAAAGAATTATTTTAGATCGTGTTGCTCAAGAACCATATCTTGAGAGATACTATCTGTTTCTAAAAGAAAGAAACAAATTCCCATTTAATGTTTTTCTTCACAAATTCCTTAAATCAGATCCGGATGATGTTCACGATCATCCGTGGCCATATGCCACATTAATTCTTAAAGGTGGGTACTGGGAATGGGTTCCTCAATACGATTCTAATCGTAAACGTGTAGGCGAAATAGCTAAGTGGAGAGGTCCTGGACATTTTCGTATTTGTTCTGCTAATAGTTTTCATCGTATTGAGATAGACTCAACTGTTGATTGTTGGACATTGTTTATGCCTGGCCCTCAGAAAAGAGAATGGGGATTTATGGTTAAAGACAAATGGGTACATCACGAGGATTACCTGAAAGAAAAAGCTAAATGAAAATAGCATTAGTTACAGATACACACTTCGGTGCAAGATCAGATTCTCAGCAATTTGATGCATATTTCAAAAAGTTCTATGATGATATATTTTTTCCAGAATTAGAGAAAAGAAAAGTATCTCAAATTATTCATCTTGGCGATTGTTTTGATCGTAGAAAATATATTAATTTTAATTCATTGAGTAATTGTAAAAAATATTTTTTCGACAAAGTATACAAAATGAGTATACACATGGACATGATTATCGGCAATCATGATACATTTTATAAGAACACAAATGATGTTAATTCTCCAGAACTTCTCCTAAAAGAATATCCAAATATAGGTACCTATAGCAGCCCAAAGATTGTACAATATGATAGATTAAATATCTTACTACAGCCTTGGATATGTGCTGATAATTATGATGAGTCTGTAAAACTAATTAATAGTAAGGTTGCTAAGGTATGCTTTGGACATTTAGAACTATCTGGGTTTGTAATGTTCAAAGGTCAATCGACTCAAATCGATCATGATGGAATGGATCCTGCAACATTTAAAGATTATGATCTTGTTTGCTCAGGACATTTTCATCATAAACATGGTCGAGGCAATGTACAGTATTTAGGTAATCCATATCAATTATTCTGGAATGATTTTGAGGATGATCGAGGATTCCATATTTTTGATACTAAAACATTAGCATTGGAGTTTATTAAAAATCCATATACCATATTTGATAAGATACTGTATGATGATAGTAAACAGGATTACCGAATAGCAGACGTTGAAAAATATTCAGGTAAGAATATAAAATTGGTTGTTATTAATAAAACAGACTTTATCGCATATGATCAATTCATTGATAGACTTTATAAACAAAATCCGTTAGAATTAAAAATTATTGAGGACTTTTCTGAGTTTGAAACTGAGGCATTAGATGAAAATCTAGACTTAGAAGATACAATGACAGTGCTATCTAATTATGTAGATAGCATAGAAACCGATGCCGATAAAGAAAGACTTAAAGGACTTTTAAGAACTCTTTATGTGGAAGCACAGCATTATGAGGAAGTATGATAAGATTCAAAAATGTTAGATGGAAAAATTTCTTATCAACCGGGGCACAATTTACAGAAGTCAAATTAGATAGATCAACTACTACTTTAGTTGTTGGTGAGAATGGGGCAGGCAAAAGTACCATACTAGATGCCATTTGCTTTTGTTTATTTAATAAACCTTTCAGGAGTATTAACAAGCCTCAGCTAATGAACAGTATCAATGGCAAAGCTCTTGAGGTTGAAATAGAATTTAGCATCGGACAAAAGGACTATAAAGTTCGTCGAGGTATTAAGCCTGGTATTTTTGAAATCTATGTACAGGATGTCTTGTTGAATCAAGATGCTGCATCTA